TTCCAGCACAAGAAGATTTCCCACGCTGCCTGCTGTTGTCCTTCCTGTTTGTGTGTCTGAAATATGAAGTTTGCCAAAAGGAGCAGCTTCATTTATACCCACGTTGCCTGCTGTGCTAACAAACAGCCTATAAGCGCTAGAGGTTCTGTCATACAACATAAACTCTCCGCTGTTGCCTGAACTTAGACTATAGGACTTTCCGTTTGTAGCTGTGGTGTTGTTAAAGTAGATACCAGCAGAATCAGCGCCATCAACTCCTTCAAGAGTTAGCTTTCCGTTGCTTGCGCTAGAAGTGCCTATTGTTACTTTGTCAGCCGTGGCTGTGCCAGTAAAACTCGGGCTAGCAAGCGGAGCTTTCAATGCAATGCTGTTGGTTACTGTGGTAGCGAAGTTAGGGTCATCGCCCAAGGCAGCAGCCAGTTCATTCAGCGTGTCTAGCGCAGCAGGTGACGAGTCCACCAGGTTACTTACAGCAGTGCCTACGTATGTTTCTGTGGCATAAGTTAGAGACAACTTGGCAGGAGTCACAGCACCATCAACAATCTTAGCTGTGCTAACAGTGTCGTTGCTGGGAGTACCAATACCATACACGACCGTGCGCGCTACCATGACCTCAATCGAAGAGGACGCTGGTGGTGCAGTGCTAAACGTAAGCGTTGTGCCTGATATTGAGTAGTTAGACTTCGACTGGTATACGCCCGAGATAAACACTGTGGTCTGATTCTCTTCGGGCGAGCTCGACAGAGTAAACGTGGTGTCGGACCCGTCGCCAGTAAACTGATTCAGTAAGAAGTCAGTCGATTCCTGAATAGGGGCTACCGTAGCGGTCGTAACCTCAATCGCCGCGCCATTATCTGGTGCTGCGCTAAAGGTCAGAACGTACCCTGATATCGAGTAAGCGGTTTTATTCTGATACACCCCGTCGATGTAAACGAGCGTGTTCGCCTCAAGAGCTTCCATTGATAGCGTGAAGTCAACTTCGGACCCATCACCTGTAAAAGAATTCAGCTCAAGGTCAGCAGTACCAGAGTTAACAGCGTCGTTGAGCGCTGCCGCATTCAGTCTTAACTCAAAGGCATCATTGGCAGAAAACGCAGACGCAGAAGAACCATCAACCGCGCGCGTCACAGTAAGAGTGTTCCCACTCCTGGCCGTGACCTTGACGATTTCCCGCTTAGTGTTTCCTGGGTCCTGCAGTGTCGCGTAAAAGTAATCAGTTCCCGATAAAGTAGGGAACACAGAACCATCCTGAACAGCTATGCTTGTTGCAGAGTTGGTTATGTTAGACGACAACACCGTAGTAGCATTGTTTGAAAAAACTACTGCCATGCCAAATACCTCAGAGTATTAGTCGAATTAACTTACTGTTACCGTCCAGGTAATTGTCATGCTGTCTGATGCGCCTTTGTTAACGACTGCAAAAACAGTGCGGCAAAGCATGTCGCCTGAAGAGCTAGCATTAAAAAGACCAGCTTCAGTTAATGCGCCTGTACCTTCACCAGCGGCAAATGTAGCGACATACGCGATGTCTGCTCCAGATACGGTGGTCGAGGTTAGTGCATTGCGGTCCGCTTCTGATCCCAGAGCTGAATCACCAGCTGCTGCAGCAGTAGATCCAGTACCAACAGCCATGTGAGACATAGCAGTAGTAGTGGCGTCTTTCATGCGGCTAGCAACAAACTCTTTGCCATCGGTAACAACAAGGTTGGGTATCTCTCGAACAACTTCATCGTTTACAGCAATCGACAAGCGTCCAATCATTTTAAAATCGTCTTGTAACATTAGGTTTACTCCCTAGCTATTTAAAGGCACTGTGTTAAAAGCACCTGCGTTAAGTACAGAAGACGCCACTGACGTCATCTGTATGTCTATTGATTCTGTGATGCTCGCTGCGTCAGTCAGGTTCTGACCAAACGCGGCGACGGTTTGTTCTGCAAATGACACGGCGTCTGCAAAAGTTCTCGCAAAAGCTGTCTCTATCTGCAGGTTTTCAGCCAGGCTCGCACTGTCGGTGAGCGCCTTACTGGGGCTGAGCGCTATCTGCTCACTCAAACCCGCTGAGTCTGCGAAGGCCCTGCTAAATGCAACCGTTCTCTGTAAGACCTCAGCGACAGTTGTCGAGTCGCTAACACCCTTGCCGACGTCAGCGTTTGCTAAGTCTGCAAAAGTTACTGAGTCACTCGGGGCCCTGCTGTACGACACCGTGCGTTGAAGCGTATCGGTAACGGTAGTGCTGTCCGATGCCGCTTTGCCCACGAAGGCCGAGGCCACATCTGATAACGACTGCGTCTCAGCGAACTGTCGAGAGAAGGCTGTTACCTTCTGGAATACGTCACTGGTACTAAATGATTCTTGCGCAGGCTTACTAAAGCCAAGAGCTGGTAGGTCAGAGACAGTCGCCGTGTCCTGCAATGCCTTGCTGGTTGTAAAGACTTGAACATCTGCGAAACCAAATACGTTGGTTTTTGCAGCCGTAGTGTCCTTTTCAATAGCAGCTATGTTTGTAAAATCGTCTAGTGTGAACGCGTCACTAAACGCGCGCTGATAATCCCTGGTGCTTGCAAATACGTCGCTGACTGAGGTGCTATCTGTAGGGCTCGTTGAGAAGCTAATCGCTGCTGCTTCACTCAATAGCGCTGTATCATTTTCAGTCGTGCTGAGGTCTTTTGACAGAGCTTCAGCTATCGCAACTGAATCGGACTTGTTCAAGCCGATATCAATAGTTTGCAAGTCGCCAAAGGCAAAGCTGTCAGCGGCTGTTCGTCTATAGTCAACGGCGATGTGCGTTACATCTGTAAACCCAAACGAGTCAGACGTTGGCTTCTCGATAACGATGCTTTGGATCGAGTCCGAAACTGTGGCTGTATCAACTAACCCTTTCTGTAGAGTTAAAGAGGTAGCGTCCGCAAAACTAAACAGCTCTCCGCTGAAATAGCGGTTCTTGGTGTCGTAATCTAAAAAGGCCGACACACTAATGGTTGGTGCCGACACGCTAGCCTGTAGCTTCGAGTGGGCTGCTCCAACCGTTATATTTGTGTATGTAATGTCAACGTTAGACATCAGTCAAAGTCGCCTCTGACTTTTAACTTGATAAAGTCATATACGGTCTGAATACCACCCGTAGCAAAGGTGATCTCGATCTCTCCCTCAAAGGTGCCTGCTTCAGAAAGCGTGCCGGTAGGGAAGTTGGTTATAACCTTGCCTTGGGTGCCGTCGACTATAGTACAGGTCAAAGTACTTTTGACCGTGTTGCTTCCCAGCGCGCGTATACGTATCTTGACAGTGCCGCCAGTTATATCGATCGGAGCCCAAGTAGAACTATCATTTGAGTCCAAGGTTTTGCCAGACGCTGCTGTATTGCTGTCTCTTAGTGTAAGAGTCAGTTCGGGTAGGGTGTCACCCGCTACCAAATTAAGAGTATCCGAATACGCCATCTGTTGTACCTATAGATTACTTCATTATATTAGGTGTACTAATAATTGTACACCAATTAATAACACCACAGCACAGGTGTTGTGGTTCTTATATCAACGTGGACAAAACCTTTTGCTACACCAATCCCAGTAAAACCAAGGGCTGCAGCGTGTTTTACAATTTCCATCCGCTGGATACCGCCTTGTACGGCTATATCGGCGGCAATTCCCTGGGCGTGAGTGCCAGGATTTTGCTTGGCTTTCTCTATGCTGTGGCCCTTTGGGTCGCGATATCCCGACGTAATGTAGAAGGGGAAACCGCATGCTTCCCTAAGCTGGTCGAGCTTTTTTATGAACTGCACGTCCATCTCGTTGTTGCCGGTCTCCTGGCAATCAAAATCGTTAATCTTAAAGAACTTAAATTCAGTCATGTCATTCTCTAAATAAGTAAGCAACATACCCAAGCACTGCTGTCCAAAGAGAAGCGAGTACTGCTGTACCAATTTTTGCGGTATTAGCATTAGAAGCAGCTAGCTCAGCTACTTCTTCCAGCTTCTTTTCGCCCTCATCAAGCCGAAACTCATGGCGTTTCAAGCGCGCGTCAGTCCCTATCAGCTTTTCTTCAACGCGGGCTACGTTGGTTAGCACTTCGGTCAGCTTGTCTATCTTGACCTCAAGCCTGTCGAAACGTCTGTTTGTCTCTGGATCGGTCACTTGCGCATCCCCATAAGTTTCGATGCGCCCTTGATTCCAAATGAACTTGAGATCGCTATAAATAGTAAGTACTGATACCACTCAGGTAGATCGTTTAGCGTTGAGAATGCTTGCTGAACGCGCTCTACTACCGTCATATCATTAGCTATAATCGCATAGCCCACCATAAATATTGGTATGGCTAATATTATAGTCCAAAACTCATCTTTCCACGAGGTGGCAGACGCATCTACCATCTTTGCTTCCCAGTCCGAATCGTTCTGGATAACGCTCATTTTGGCTTCGTGTTTCGCCTGTTTCTCTTCCGCCTTGTTACTCAGGTAGGTCTTACCTAGATCTGCTACGGGGCCGAGTAGCGCTGTGAATATGCTCATCAGAGTAGTCCTGTAGGTAACATACGGTTCTCGAAGGTACTGCCAAAACCGTCAGTAAATATTCTCGTAACAGTTTCAGCGGTAGGGCCAGCAACTACAGCAGCTGCGCCTGTAACGCCGCGTCCCCAGTCCGCTGCCTGCATAGCCTGTTGGGCTATAGTCACGGGGCCCGCTGCGAATGATCTATCAAAAGCTGCGCCTAAGTACTCTGGCCAGCTCAAACTGTCGGTTCTGAAATAGTCTTTGGCTTCATGGTCAATACCAGGAATAGCCCAAGCTAAACCAAACTTGGCATATTCACGTAGCTCCATACCGACCATTGCCAGCGGCATGGTGGCTATGCCCATAAGCGCGAATACGCCAGCCGCTCCCGTCATAGCTGCGTAGGTGTTAACGTCTTTTGCTGAGGCGCCTTCCAACCTGGCTGATGCTTCGCGCTTCGAGCCCGCGAGCATGACTTTGCCGTAGGAGTAGAAGAAACCTTTCAGCTGCCAGACCAGTGCCCAGTGTGGGTCGGATGCCCACAAGGGTCGTTCCGCAGCATTCGGGCGAAGGGTAGAGGACTCTACGAAACGTTGTAGAGCTTCCCGAACTTTCTTACCCTCTGGGGTGCTAAATTCCTGGTTGCTTTTCGACCACGCTTGTACATCTTCTGCTGTAACGCCTTTTACTGTTCAAGCTACCGCTACGACTATTAATGGCATTGCGGTTCCAGCCGGTGTTTATATGGATGCGGCGTTTATAAAAGCCGCCTCAATTACATCTGCTCAAATTGGCTCACTAAATGCTGACGTTATTAATGCGGGGTTCATAGATGCCGCTCATATACAAGCTTCCACTATAGATGCGTCTAAATTGATACTAGACGGGGCTACTATGACCTCGCAAGTGATCAACGGAATCCCGACGCTTCAAGTCAACGAATTGAATGCCAATGTTTTCACTTCAGGGGTTCTAAATACCAGCCGCATAAACTTGGACGGAGCAACCATAACCGCTAACGCTAGCGGTCAAGTTCAAATTAAAGATCTTGGGGTGGACACACTTCAGATTAAGGGTCAGGCGGTAACTATCCCGACAAGTGCCTACAGCACTGGGGTAATCAACAACACCATTGCTCAGACGGTTACATGGACAAGCACCGGAGCGCCCACATTCGTTGCCGCATCTTGGACTCAAGACGGCTCAGGTGGCTCTGGAGACTATGGCGGAACAGTGCAGATTAAATACGGATCTACGGTGCTTTGGACGCAGAGTTATACCGGACAACAAAACGCAAGAAAACAGCAGCAGGCGGTAAACATTTCCTTCACTCCGTCAGTCGGATCCGCGACAGTTACGCTGGTAGGCATAAATACAGACGGCACCTACAAGATGAGCAACAGGTCGTTGTTCGCGCTGGAGACCAAGAAGTGAAAAACTTTATTGTGTACGACACCAGCGGCATTATATTGCGAACCGGTACTTGCACTGAATCTGATTTCTCTCTACAGGCGGGTGAGAACGAAACGGTTATAGAAGGCAATGCTGATGACGCTACTCAGTTAATTGTCAATGGAGAAGTAACAGCAAAAAGCGAGCCTTCAGATGCTGAAAAAAACGCCGCTGTTTTGGAGGAATTAAGAGGTATTAGAAACAGAGCATTAGCATGGTGCGACTGGACTCAATTTAACGACAGTCCTTTGACCGACTCAGAAAAAGCTGAATGGCAACTATACCGACAGAAGCTTCGTAATCTGCCAGAAGATTACGCAAGCATTACTGGCTTGGACCAAGTGTCCTTCCCTGCCGAGCCTGGCTAAAACATGAGAAGCCAAAGGCTCAAGAACGGAGAATTGCGGTGCTGAAATTTCTAATAGGTCCAGTTACTGAGTTAGCTGGCGGTTGGTTGAAAAACAAAGCTGAAGAAAAGCAGGCTAAGCATGAGGCTCGCCTCTCGGTCATCAAGAACGAAGGAGATTGGGAATCAAGGATGGCAGATGCGTCTGCTAGCAGTTGGAAAGATGAATGGTTTGCAATTTTACTGAGCCTGCCTTTGCTGTCTGTCTTCTACAGTGTGGTGGCAAATGACGGTGAAGTAGTGGATAGGGTCAAAGAAGGATTTGAAGCCTTAGCAATGCTCCCAGATTGGTATAGCTACCTGCTGTTTATGGTGGTCTCTGCCAGCTTCGGAATCAAAGGAGCAGACAAAATAATGAGCATGAAGAAGAAATGACCCGAGCACTTAACTACAGGAAATTGTTGGGAAAATCAACAAGATCATCTATTATACAGGAAATACATGGCACTTAATTTTACGGACGTTCGCAGTTGCTGGGACGTCGTAAAACCAGGGTTAGAGGCGGTCCAAAAGGACCAGCAACCCGATTGGAGACTGGAGGATGTTTACGCATCCTTGGTTAATGGACAGTCTCACCTCCTCACAGACACCTCACGGACGATACAAGGGTTTATGGTAGTTCAGTCTGTTCCGGTTCCTTTCCGGAAGCAGTCGAAACTACTCATATGGATAGCCTACGACCCCGTTGAGGGCAGTTTACTATCCTATGCTGAAGAGCTGGAAACCCTTGCCCGTTCCACGGGTCACGTTCAAATAGAGTTTTTAACGCCCCACCGAGGACTTTGGTCTCTTGGTGAAAGTTTCGGCTATACGCTGAAATGGGCAACTTTGAACAAGACGCTATGAGGGTTATTTATGGGTGGTGGAGATTACGAGCCAGAAGAAAGCGAAGCTAAGTTAGCGCTCGCAGAAGCAGCGGCGGTCTCGCTCAATAGATATGGCGATATTTTTGTCGATCTAGAAAATCAATTTATGGAAAGCTCTTTCCGTCGATTCAATGATCAGGCGTATGACTCTGCTATTGGGCAAGCCCAGACGCAGGCGATGGGTCTGTATGAAAGAGCGATTCAAGACCAACAAAGCGGCGCGTTTGCTAGAGGGTTTGATCCTACTTCAGGCGCTTTCCAAGGCGAATCTGAAGCCCTTCGAGCCGCTCAGGCTAGAGGTGTAGGTCTTGCTGGAGCTAACGCTGGTATCGACAACACTGACCAAGCCTACGGTGCTATGACTGGCATTGTCAGGATGGGTCAGGGCTTAGCAACCGACGCAATGTCTGGTCAGATTGACCTCGCACAGAACGCTTTAGACCGAGGTAATGCTCAAGCTAGACAAGACTTCCAAAACATTAGCAGCTTGCGAAGCCTTGGAGGGACTGGGGCGGGTATTGTCGCTGGGTACGGGTTGAACAACTACGGAGGCGGCGGCTAATGAATTTCTTGTCAGAATATATTGCGGCGCTAAACCCTGAATCTGGTCAGGCTGTTGCTCAGTTCTACGGGACTCCATCGACGATTACTCGCGGGGAAGACGGTTCCGTAGCTTACGGAGCGACACAGGCTAATCCCTATGCAGGCATCTCTCCTTACCGATACAGCGGCATGTCAGCTAAAGACAATCCTGCTGATCGGCTCTACGCGGATCTCATTCGGGCGCAAACCCGCGACTATCAGAACCGCTTTGCCCCAGTAGAGAACTTCTTAGCTAATGAGATCACCGCTACAGGCACAAGATCCTTAACTGGGGACTTAGAACGCACTAGGTCAGCTGTACTTGGCGCAGGTCAAAATATTCAAGGTCAGCAGAACCGGCAGATGGAACGTTACGGTCTAGCTGGCACCTCCAATATTGGACAATCCAACTCGCAAATCTCTGCCTTAGTTGGCGGCATGAACGATACCCGAATGAGAGACGTAGATCGCCGCAACGCAATACTAAGCGGTGGTTTGTCAGGGGTAACACAAAAAGCAAGAAACTTAGGATCGTAAGTTATGACCTTAATCGCAGCAGGACAAGGGCTTAGAAAGCGAGCAGATGCGGGTTACTCCGCACTTGCGAACATAGAGGCTCGAGAGAACCAAATGCGGACCTCTATAGACATGGCGCAGAAGCAGCAAGAGACATCCATGCTGGGAACTGGCGCGGGGATCGGGGCTAGTTACGGATTGAAGGCTGCTCGAGCTGCGGCTAATGCCGCTCCTAATGCTGCCAGCTCTATCGGTTTAAACATGGGCGTTCCAACCACGGCAGTAAGTGGCGGCACCGTCGGTCCGATTAGCCTTGGTAGCAAATTAGCGAACATTGGCGGTAATGCCCAGGCAGCAAAGAGCATTGTGGATTTAAACAACGTCGCAAACATCGCCACTGCCGGTGAGGGGGTTCTGAGTACAGTCGGCATGGCTGCTCCCACTGCACCTCTCACCGCTCCTGTCGTCCTTGCTGAGGGGGTCACAGCTGCTGGAGCAACTGGAGCTACCGGAGCAGCAGCAGGCGCAACTGGAGCAGCAAGCGGTGGCGCAATGGCAGGTCTAAGCGCTCTCGCAGCCCCCGTAGCAATCGGGTTGGGCGTTGCATTCTTACTTAATAAACTATTTGACTAGGTGACGTTATGGCTGAGGGATTTGCATCAGGTTTTCAACAGGGTTTTGGCTTAGTTAATAGCGTCTTCGACAGAGAGGCTGACCAAGAATATCGGCAGAACGCCATCGA